CCTTCTTATCAAATCCTCAGCCGAACTCATAACCGAAACAACACCTAACTATCAATTCGTAGCAGCAAGACTTATTAATTATAAGCTTAAGAAGATAGTATATGGTGATAAAAATCCTTGGTCTCTTATTGATATTATAAATCATAACATTAATGCTGGTGTATATGACTCAGATATATTAAATAAGTATTCAGAATCTGAAATAGATTATATCAATAATTATATACTCAATCATGATAGAGATGATGACTTCACATATGCTGGTATGGAACAAATGCAGTCAAAATATCTAGTCCAAAATAGGTCTAATGGTACACTATATGAAACACCACAAGTACTTTATATAATGATTGCTATGACATTATTTGGTAAGTATAATGGAAGGCGTATGAAGTTTATAAGAGAATTTTATAATGCTATAAGTCAATTTTATATTTCTCTTCCAACTCCAATCATGGCAGGTTGTAGAACTCCCACTAGACAATTCTCTTCATGCGTAGTCTTAGAATCCAACGATTCTTTAGATTCAATCAATGCCACATCAACATCTATAGTTAAATACATAAGTAAAAAGGCTGGCTTAGGTATTAATGCTGGTAAGATTAGAGCAGTTGGTAGTAATATTGGTGATGGTTCTATTGCACATACCGGATTAATACCATTCCTTAAATACTTTCAAGCTGCAGTAAAAAGTTGTAGTCAAGGTGGAGTACGTGGAGGTGCTGCAACAGTCTATCTACCAGTATGGCATTATGAATTTGAGGACTTAGTAGTTCTTAAAAATAATAGAGGTACTGAAGAGACTCGTGTACGTCATATGGACTATGCATTTCAATTTAATAAGCTTATGTATGAAAGACTATTAGAGGGTGGTAAGATAACATTCTTCTCACCTGACGATGTGCCCGGACTATACGATGCATTCTTTGAAAACCAGGATAAGTTTAAAGAGTTATATGAAAAGTATGAGAGGTCATGGAAGATTCGTAAGAAATCTTTACCAGCCCTTGAAGTATTCTCTCAATTTTTACAAGAACGTAAAGAAACTGGCCGAATATATCTACAAAATGTAGACCATGCAAATACACATGGTGCATTTATAGAGAAGCAAGCACCGATTCACCAAAGTAATTTATGTTGTGAAATAGATTTACCTTCACATGGTTTAGAATCGTATGATGATACGAATAAAGGTGAGATATCTTTATGTACATTAAGTGCAATTAACTGGGGATTAATAAATGACCCATCTCAATTTAAACATTATTGTGAATTAGCTGTACGTGCTCTTGATGCTCTCCTTGACTATCAAAACTATCCAGTCATAGCAGCACAAAGGTCAACGATGAATAGGAGACCACTTGGTGTTGGTATAATTAACTTTGCATACTTCCTAGCTAAGAGAGGTCTCAAATATAATGATGATGCTCTTGAAACTGTTGATGAATATGCAGAAGCATGGTCATATTATCTAATTAAAGCTAGTGCAGATTTAGCTAAAGAGAAGGATTGTTGTTATAAAAACATGGAGACCAAATACGGGCACGGTATTCTCCCTATAGACACCTATAAAAAAGAAGTGGATGAACTAATTAAGCATAAAGAAAGAATGCCTTGGAAGCAGTTGAGAGAGCAGCTTAAGAAAAAGGGTATTAGAAACTCCACTTTAATGGCTATCATGCCGGCTGAAACCTCAGCTCAGATAAGTAACTCAACTAATGGTATAGAACCACCAAGAGCTCTTGTATCATATAAGCAGTCTAAAGATGGTATAATGGCACAAGTTGTCCCTAACATCCATAACCTTAAAAATAAGTATGATTTGTTATGGGATCAAGATGGACCAGAAGGTTACCTTAAAATCATGGCAGTACTTCAAAAATATGTTGACCAAGGAATATCTGTTAACACAAGTTATAACCCATCTCAATATGAGGATATGAAAATACCTATGTCTATTATGCTTAAGGACTTAATTACCTTTTATAAATATGGAGGTAAGCAACTATATTATTTTAATACAAATGATATGGCAGGTGAGGAGGAAGATTGTGATTCATGTAAAATATAATGAAAATACTAGGTATAAGTGAAGGCTCACATGATGCGTGTTGGGCATTAATTGAGAATGGTAGAATATTAGAAGCACACCATGCAGAAAGACATTCACATATTAAAAATGACAAATGGTTAAACCCAAAATTATTACCAGATGCTGATGTTATAGTAGGCCATCAATTTCTTGATAAAGTAAATGAACGCCGAAAATGGTCTTATCAAGAACCAATGAAAAGAAACATCGTTCCCGATGTTGAATATAACCACCATGAAACACATGCTTGGGCTGGCTGGGCCACATCCCCATTTGACGATTGTGATATATTAACTATAGATGCTATAGGAGAATGGGATACAGCTTCAGCCTGGGAAGTACGTGATGGTATATGGAAACAAACTTGGGGAATGAAATATCCTAAATCTTACGGTCTACCATACTCTCAAATAACTTCCCAATTAGGTTATACACCAATGCAAGATGAATATATTATTATGGCTATGGCAGCTTTAGGTGGTAGATATGATAGAAAAGACCCAAAGCTTTTTGGGTTTGTTGATGCAGTACCTAAATTAGCTCCAATGTTTTGTGGTTATTCTCACATTGACCATTATTTATTTCATCCAAGATATGAAAATCAAAGAATAGATATAAGTAAAATGACCATACCAAAGGCACGTGACTTAGCAAGAAATGTTCAATCTCATTATGAATTTTATTTGACAAAATTAATTCAAAGACATACCTCTCATAAAAATTTAATTCTTGGTGGAGGCTGTGCTCTTAATTGTGTTGCTAATTCTAAAATTAGAGGAAAAAATATTTGGATTATGCCTAATCCTGGAGATGGTGGTTCAGCTCTTGGAGCAGCAGCTAGGCATTATGGAAAGAAACTAAAATGGAAAGGACCATACCTTGGAACTGAAGTACCAAGAATGGACCCACAAAAAATAGTAGATGAATTATTAAATTGGGGTATTGCCGCAGTATGTTCTGGTCGAGCAGAGTTTGGACCAAGAGCATTAGGTAATAGGTCTTTACTTGCAGACCCAAGAGGAAAAATAACAAAATTACAAATAGATAAATTAAAAGGAAGAAAAGAACAATGGAGACCGTTTGCTCCAGCAATTTTAGCAGAAGAATATGATGAATATTTTATAGGACCAGCTTCTGAATATATGCAATTTACAGCTTTGCATAATACAGAAAATCAAAGACGGAACAAACCAACATTACTTCCTCTTGTCACAGCAATCGATAATAGTGCAAGGGTACAACTTGTTGAAAAGAATTGTGAAAGTGTATTAAGAGAAGTTTTAGAATTATGGAATAAAGAAACTGGATGTCCAGTATTGCTTAATACTTCTTTAAATAGAAAAGGTATGCCAATAGTAGATAATATGGATGATTATAAAAACTATATTGAGTGGAGTAGATTAAATGATATTAGTTAATGGATGTTCTCATACTCATGGTACTAAGCATGCAGATATAAAAAACTATAAAGATAAGTTATGGCCAAATATAGCAGGTGAAATAATAGGTGATACCGATATTATTAATTTAGCTAAAGGAGGAGATTCTGCCATGTGTATAGCAGATTCTACTATTCATTGGTTAGAAACAAATACAATAAAACCTGATATGATTATTATACAATGGACATATCATCAAAGATTTGAAATTCCATATCACCGTAGATATGCTGATGACCCATTTAGAGATTGGGGTACTGCTGAATCTATTAGTCATGGTGAAGAACCACCTATCTCAGATTCATGGGTTTATTTAGCACAATATCCTAGAGAAGGTATAAATTGGTTAACCTCTACAGGAATTTATGTTAATAAAGATGAAAATGATATGTTACAAAAGACAAATGTAGAAATTAATCATTTAGGTTTAACTTTTCCAGATATACTTTTTCAAGCTGGCTTTAAACAAGATATACATCCATATTTTTTAGATAAAAGTGATAGCCCACATATACAGAATATAATAGATTATTATAAACGATATGTAAATTATAGAGAGGCTGTTTGTAATTTACCTACAGTTAGAGATTATACTATACATAAGTGGGCACAAGCTCAGAATTGGGTTGCATCTTATTGTAAAGCCAGGGATATTCCATATTATTGGTGGGGTGTAGATAATTGGCAACAAAGTGAAATGGTAGATGTTTTTTATTTAAAACCTAAATATGGTACTGAAATGTTTGGTAATATAAGAAGACTAGATTCATGGCTTGAAAAACAAGGCATAATTGCTAATGGTGATATGATAGATTATGGAGGTAGAGATAGCTCTAAGTTATTTGTAGATGACCATAGAGGAGAAGATGGCCATAAATATATTGGTGAAATGGTTGGTAATTTTATTAAACATGGTATAGAACCTGACCCAAATGCAGAAGATAGAGAATTATTAAAAAAGAATTTAGAAGCTAGACCAAACTTGGTAAAAGAACAAAGATTTAAAAAAACTGAAAATTTATGGAAATTTGCTATAGGTGAGATGGAAGATTATAATAATCTAAATTTAAACCCACCTAATTTCTATTATGATTAAATAGAATATTTTTCTATAGAATAGGGATTTTATAGAAAATCTTTACTATTTTCTAAAAATAAACGTAAAAGCTATATACAAACGATATAAATTATTATATAATAGATACCTAAGTTAATAAAGCTATAGGAAGCGACTAGATCATGAAACAGGTGAAGCTATTTAAAACAGATACATTTCCAGAATTCAAATCAGAATTAAAGAAAGTACTCGAAAAATTCAGTAAAGAGACGGGAGTCGATATTGAAATCAAACGAGGAGCTTACAGAACTACATCAGCAACAATTGAATTGTCTGCTACTATTCACGGGAAACAAACATTTGAATCAGAATATTGTTATACAATGACTGGAGCCAGGATAGGTGATGTTATAAATATTCCTAAGTTAGGTGAAGTTAAAATTACAGACTACGTAATTAGACGACCTAAGTACCCAGTGTCGGTGACATGTCTCAATAATAATAAACAATATAAAATTCAAGCAGACATGGTAGAAGCATATATATAAATAATGATAGAATTTTTAGAAATTGTGGGATTTAGTATTATGATAACGGTTGCAACTATTGCAGTCTTATCAAACTTTATCTTCCCACTTTTCCTTAAAGCTAATGAAGTAATTAACTTTAAGGACGATCTACCTTCGAAACAAGGTTAAACTATTTTTAAAAACGACATAGGAGAATATATGTTAGATAAAATCATAAGCGGCGTAGCCGCTGCAACAGCTATTGGTATATCACTAATTAGCTTAGCAATCGTTTTACAGGTTGTTTTTGGCGGTAGTGTACCTTTCCTTGGCGGTGACGTCATTGGTACAATAATCGGCATAGTACATCAGCTAGGAGACGCTGGTTTAGTTGGTCTAATTTCTGCAGGAATACTTTGGAAATTACTAACATCTGATGATGCATAACATTCATTCAAACGTGAAGTGAATAACGACGTAAAGGTGAGGGTAGGAGCAATTAACACGTGGGTTCAATTCCCGCCTCCTCCACCAAATGGTATAAGGCACATGTGTCATGGGTACCATTTAGTGGGGGAGACCTAGGCTTCGATTAGTTAGCAGATCCGCCCAATAACTCGTCAGTCAACAAAGACTTTAAAATGAAAAATCTAATCGGCAATAACGATTACTTACTAGCTGCTTAAGCTAGTTGGGGTTTCCTCCGGAGTTCCTTATTATCCAATACTCCGGTCCTTTTTTTATATACGTAATACAATGATAACCTTAACCGATACTGCCGTTGAAAAATTAAATACCTTAATCACTGGCACTATGCAGCTTAGAGTTTTAGTCAAAGGTACCGGCTGTTCAGGCATGGCATACCACTTAGAATATAATATAATGGAAACTGACCAAGATGATAAATTTATGGTTAGAGGTATTCCTGTTATTATTGATAAGAAAAGTCAGGTATATGTAGAAGGTGCAGAGATAGACCATAGAAAAAAAGGTCTTAATGAAGGTTTTGAATTTTATAATCCAAAGGAAAAAGCTAGGTGTGGATGCGGGGAAAGTTTTACAGTTTAGAGAACCATATCAAGATACAATAAGGAATTATATTAATAATATTAATATTTGTAATAGACAATATCATTTAACAGGTGACAATGGTTATCTAATTATGAGAGCAAAATATATAAAAGAAGTTGAAAAAATAAAAACATACATTAAAGAGAATGAACCAAAATGAGTTTAATGAAAGAACCACTTGGTGACGGTAGAGTTAGAGTCACTACATTTGATAATTATAAAAAACATAAATTTACTAATCCTGATTTAGTTTGGATTGAAGAAGAACCACTTAAAATATTTCCTGATTGTATGAGGCCTATAGAGGATGACGATGAAGAGAAGCGTATTTAAAATAAATACAAAGGGACATTTAGAAAAAAATTTATTCTTTGATGAAGGTGTGGACATAGCAAGATATGATGTAGTTAAATACCCACCTATACAAAAACTTTATGAAAAGATGTTGTCATTTTATTGGACACCAGATGAAATTGATGTCACAAAAGATAAAATTGATTTTAGTAAATTAACAAAAAATGAACAACATATCTTTACAGCAAATCTCAAGAGACAAATCTTATTAGACTCAGTTCAGGGCAGAAGTCCTGACTTGGCTTTATTACCAATTGCAAGTAATCCTGAATTAGAATTACTTATAGAGACATGGGCATTCTTTGAGACTATTCATTCACGGTCTTATACACATTTAATTAGAAATGTTTATCCTAACCCATCTAAAATATTTGATGAGATAACATCTATACCAGAAATTAGAGATTGTGGCAATGATATATCAAAACATTATGATAACTTAATTAATTATAAAGGACCTTATGGGTCATATAAACATAAAAAATTATTATATCTTTGTTTAATTTCTATATACATATTAGAAGGTATGAGGTTTTATGTGAGCTTTGCATGCTCATGGGCATTTGCAGAACTAAAACAAATGGAAGGTAATGCAAAAATTATTAAGTTAATAGCAAGAGATGAGAACTTGCATTTAGCAGCATCATTAAATTTAATTAGAACTTTAATTAAAGATGATGAAGATTTTGTAAAGATTAAAGAAGAAACAAACGATGAAGTAATGAATTTATTTGAGAGTGCATTGGTACAAGAAGAGGAATGGTGTGATTACTTATTTGGTAATGGTTCAATGATTGGACTAAACTCTGACCTCCTAAAAGAATATGTACGTTGGATTGGAGCAAAAAGAATTAAGTCTCTTAATTACCATGTACCATTCTCAACACACCTACACAATCCACTTCCGTGGACTGAAAAATGGATAAGTGGTTCTAATGTTCAAGTAGCACCACAAGAAACAGAAATAACATCTTACGTAGTTGGTGGCGTTAAACAAGATGTCGATAAAAAATCATTCGAGGGATTAAGTTTATGAGAGCAGTAGTATGGAGTAAAAATAATTGTGTCATTTGCGATAGAGCAAAAGCATATTTAGATAGACATAATATTAGTTATGAGGAGAGAAATATTGAAGGACCTGATTGGACACCTTCAGATTTTTTTGAAGCAATACCAAACGCAAGGGCATTTCCTCAAATATTAATTGATGGAAAATATATTGGTGGATATGATATGATGATGACTCATATTAATTTAGGAGAATTAAGTTTATGATATGTAATGATTGTAATAGTCAACCCTTTGAGGTTATGGTTAAAGATGAAATGGGATTTGCTACTGAGTCAATTGAGTTAGATGCACCAGCTACCCATTGTCCATTTTGTGGGTCAGATATTGAATGGGCAGAACGTGGGGGATATGATGCAGAAGACTATGATGAACGAGTGGATGTATAATGGTAAAAGTTTTTCTCCTAGTATGGTCGGGGATTATTTTGGTTTTGTGTATAGGATTACCAACATTCTTAACGGATATGACTATGTTGGACGAAAGTATTTTAAAACCAAACGCAAGCTTAGACCTTTAATAGGCAGAAAGAATAAAAGACATAAAATAAAAGAAACAGATTGGCAGGATTATTGGGGTTCAAGTAAGAGACTTTTAGAAGATATAGATAAATATGGAAAGGAAAATTTTAAACGTGAAATAATTTGTTTATGTAAGACCAGAGGTCAAACAAATTATATGGAAGCTAAGATACAATTTGATGAGGATGTATTATTAAATGAACAAAATTATAATGGTATAATAGCTATAAAAATAGGTGGCGGTTCTATAAAAGAATTAGCAGAAAGGTATGTACAATCAAAGTAAAATATGATATAATAGATATATTATGGTATTAGTTGACTTCAATGGTTTAGCAATAGGTTCAATAATGGGTTCTTTAAATAGAGGTGAAGGACTCTCTGAAAGTTTAGTTAAACATATTATTCTAAATAACCTTAGGTTATATAGGAAAAAATATTCTGAAAATAAATATGGCAAAATAGTAATATGTTGCGATAGTAAATCTTGGCGTAGAGATGTATACCCAGAATATAAAGCAAATAGAGTAACTGGAAGAGAAAAAGACAAACATGATTGGGGTGCAATTTTTGATTTAATTGACTCAACATTAAATGATATACGAAATAATTTTCCATACGCAGTTATTAAAATAGATAAAGCAGAAGCAGATGATATTATTGGTGCTTTAACTATACATAAATCGATTCCTCTTATAGGAGAGGATGTAGTGATTATATCCGCAGATAAAGATTTTATTCAATTACAAAAGCATGGCCATGTTATTCAGTGGTCACCTATGTTTAATAAAATCGTAAAGGATAATAATCCAATAAAGTATTTATTTGAGCATCTTTGTAAAGGTGACTCAGGTGATGGTGTTCCTAATGTATTAAGTCCAGACGATTGTTTGGTAAATCACATTAGACAAAGTCCTATGACTAAAAAGAAGATAGGAGAATGGTGGGATAATAAAGATAGACTTAAAGAAGTTATGCCACAAGAAGTATTTAGAAATTACATACGTAATAGAGAAATGATAGACTTAGATAGAACACCTGAGAATATTAAAAAAGAATCTATTGACCAATATGAAAATTATGAATATCCAAAACGAAGTAATATTTTAACTTACTTAATAGAGAATAGAATGAAAATGTTAATTGAAAATGCTGGAGAATTTTAATGGAAATACATGAAGTTTTTACAGACTTAGGAAGAAAAAATGATGGAGAAAGTAGGGCTAAAGTTTTATTAGATAATGATAGTTTAGCATTAAGAACTCTTATGCGTTTAAATTTTGATCCAATTATAAATTTAAATGTATCTAAAGATATTGAATATAAATCAGCTCCACCTCATGAAGTTTATACAACTATAAACAGAGAGACTAAAAATTATGCACAACTAAATAATTCAAAAGAATCAAGAAATTGGTGTGATAGTATGTGGATAAGTATATTAGAATCTCTTGACCCAAGAGAAGCTAAAATTTTAGAAGCAGCTAGACAAAAAAATTTACAAGTACGTGGCTTATCTAAAAAAATTGCAGTTAAAGTTTGGGGCAATAGAATATTTAATTAAAAAACTATGGATATGGTAAAATTCAATATGATTAATATTGATGGTTATGTTGTTAAAGAAGATAATAGATATCTTGTTAGAGATAATACATCCCTTGAAAATCTTGTAGTTAGTTCAACAAAATTAAATCCAAATAAAGAAACAACCGGCCATAAACATGATGGACAAGAAGAAGTCTATATGTTTTTAGAAGGTTCTGGTCGTATGTGGTTAGATAATGATGAAATGCCAGTTCATGCTAATGAAATAGTATTAATAGAAGATGGTGTATTTCATAAAGTAGCAGCCGGAGATGATGGCTTATACTTTGTATGT